CTGGAACTATCCGCATCGACTTAGGTACGCAGATTACTCCACTGGTATTTCCTTACGCTTACGATACCTACAAGCCTACTGGCGATACTACTCACGAGACTACAGCTTGTGCTTTCATTGATGGCACAGACCGTTTAGCATTTACAACTAATGCTACAACTACTGCTAATGGTTCTGTCTACATTGAATCAAGCACTCGTCTAGTAGAAGAGGGAACTCTTCGTATTGGATATGTTCGTTACAATACAGTTGAAAATAAAATCTTTAAGTACATAGTTCCTAAGTTTGATACCACCAATGGTGGGTTAGTAGTCAAGTCTGTGGATCAGTACGATAACGAATACTCACTTGGTTCCTACTCGCAAGGCTCAACCGTAGGTGAGATTGGTATTGGTTATCCAATCGGTGCACAGCAGTATCTTGGCTTTATCTTTACCTTTACCCGTAGCGATACCGATGATACTAAGGGTCCACTATTTACTGGCTATCAGCTAAAGGTGCTACCTGCCGTTCCACGTCAGCGTCTTATTCAATATCCGTGCTCCCTATTCGATAGCGAATCAGATAAGTTCGGTAATAAGTCTGGCTATGATGGGGCCGCATATGACCGTTTAAAGACCATAGAAGCCATTGAGAGCAACGGAGATACCATCGTTATCCAAGACTTTAGACCTACCGGTGGTGAGACCTATACGGGCATTATCGAGGAAATTGACTTTATCAACAAGACACCTACCGACAAGCGCTACTCAGGATGGGGAGGCCTCTGCCTTATCACCATCCGTACTATCTCATAAGGAGAGCAATGACTATAGACCAATGGGCTACCACTATCTCAGGCTTCCTTGCCGTTCTAATCGCCGTAGGTGCGGGGTTTAGATGGCTAATAAAGCACTATCTGAGCGAGCTTAAACCTAATGGGGGCGGCAGTATGAATGACCGCCTAACTAAATTGGAGACTAAGGTAGAGATTATCTACGACATACTCAAGGATAAGTAATGAAAACTAAACGAGAGAAGTTCGTTGAAGTAGCACTCGCTGAGGTAGGAACCAAAGAAGGTCCTAAGAATAATGAGACTAAGTATGGCGCTTTTACCAAGCATAACTTTCAGCCTTGGTGTGGTTCTTTTGTTATGTGGTGTGCTGCTCAAGTAAAAGCAAAGCTACCTAACGTAGTCTGGACACCTGGTGGAGTTGAATCATTTAAAGGAATAGGACAATGGTCTAATGCAGAATCTGCTACTCCCAAGCCTGGCGATATTGTTTTCTTTGATTTCCCTGGCGGGGATAAAGTGGATCACGTCGGTATTGTTATCAAGGATAACTTAGATGGAACGGTAACTACCGTTGAAGGCAACACAGTTGCAGATGGAAAACAAGGTTCTCAATCTAATGGCGGAGAAGTCTGCTTGAAGATTAGAGCGTACAAACAGAAGAATAGAAAAAGACTACCGGTATATATCAGTGGATTTGGCCATCCACGATGGGGGAAAATGTGAAGATTAACAAGAAAGTATTTGAAGTATGGGCAAAGTGGTTCGTAGGTAACCTACTTACAGCAGTAGTAGTTATCGGTAAGTCACCACTTGACTTCTCAACAGCAGATTGGAAGAGCGCAGCTAACGCAGTATGGCTTGCATTGGTACCAGTAATCATTGCTTGGGCTAACCCTAAGAATGATTTAACTATGACTATCAAAAAGTAATAAGGTCTGACTGCGAGGCTACAGCCCCACCCGAAAGGGTGGGGTTCTTTTTTTATGCCCTTATTCTGGTTTATCCACAGGGCAAGGAAGAGTTACTTTGTTTCCGCAGTTAATACACTCACCTTCCAGGAACCACCAGGACACAAAGTAATCTTCAAAGCTGATAATGGTTTCAAAAACAGTACAACCGCAGGTGCATACGTGAACCGGACCCAAGCTTCTTAGATCCGTGGCAAATTTTTCTGGTAGCATTTGAACCAGAACTTCCCTGTTTTTCCGCAGGGTTGGTAGACGGAGCCGCACAGTATGCCTCGCTTAAACGGGCCGCGAGGCCCGTATTGTTAATTCGCTTCGCTCATATTTTACTCAACCCATCAAAAACGTGTCGAACGACACGCCGATAACGCGCCGGCGTGATACGATTACCTAATGGCACGCATCTACTCGGTGAAGATATTTGGACAGAAGTATCGCATTGACTATAACCATAATGAAGAAGATAGTTATGGCATTACTGATCCTGCCACTAATAGAATTTCCATCCGTCACCGGTTACCAGAAGACAAGCTCGTTCGTGTATTGATGCACGAGGTAGCACACGCAGTTATCTTTGAATCTTTATTATGCGATAGAAAGAGATTTGATATTGAAGAGGTCTGCGACCTGGTTGGTTATCACATAGTGGATATGCTGAAAGATAACCCAGCTTTAGTTGAATGGTTATTTGACTACAAACAAGAACTTGACAAACCAGCAGAGCAGTAGTCTAAAGTATTCTCCCCACGAAGAAAGGTAATGTAATGAATAAAACATTACAGATTGAAAAAGAAGATTTATTAAAAAAAATTATTGACAGGGCATTGGAAGAGCGTGTAAGTTACGAATTGTACGGAATAGACAAAGAAAATGCTTTTCTATCAGGAATTAATGAAGGCATTTTTAGAGTAGTAGATGCAATAAAGGGGATGGAACTATGAAAGATTTTCTCGTCAAGATATTGCACGATAAAGATAATTCCAGAGCAAGATCTAATCAGGTCCAAATTGGACCATCAGAGTTAGGTGGTTGCCGCCGCAAAGTTTATTTCCGTTTGAATAATCAGCACGAAACTAACGATAATGAGATGAAGCTAGCTGCCATTATGGGTACAGCTATTCACGCATCTATTGAGAAAGCTTTAGAGTTTGCCGATCCTACCGGCGAGAAATATGTAGTAGAACAAGAAGTTGAATATGGCGATATGAAAGCCCATATTGATCTATGGATTCCTGAAACTGGTGATGTTGTTGACTGGAAAACGGTTAAGAAATCAAACCTTAGCTATTTTCCTAGCACCCAACAGCGTTGGCAGGTTCAGGTTTATGGTTACTTGTTAGACAAAAGCGGGAAGGGGAAGCCCGTTAATGTCAATCTTGTAGCTATACCTCGTGATGGTGATGAGCGAGATATTAAAGTCCACTCAGAACCTTACGATCCAGCCATTGCAGAGGAAGCTTTGAATTGGCTGGCAGCAATAAAAGAAACTACAGAAGCCCCGGCTCCCGAACGCGATGAATCTTATTGTAAGTTTTATTGCAAGTATTACGATGCCAGTGGGGAAATTGGTTGCGTAGGACTCAAAAAAAAAGATGGGAACCCAACTGATGTAGTTATTGCGGATCCAGATGCAGATAAGGCGGCCTTGCTTTATCTGCAACTGGGTCAGCAGATTAAGGAACTTGAAAACCAACAAGATGGTTTGAAGGAATCACTTGCTGGTTTGATAGGAGTGACCCAATCAGGTCTAGCAATTAACTGGACCACAGTAGCAGGGCGTAAGTCTGTAGATACTGATGCTCTATCTAAGCAGGGTATTGAAATACCTTACAAAGAAGGCAAAGAATCTCAGCGTTTAACAATCAAACAAACTGGAGGAAAGTAAATGGCTGCGAGCCAAGATACAGCGTTACAGATTAATTACAAATTACCAGATGGAACATTGGTTAATGTCTATGCAAAGGATCAAGCGCATCTTGAAACTTTACTAACATCTATTTCTGATCTTGCAACATTGATTACAGCTACTGCTGTTCAATTAGGTGCAAACAATTCTCCTGCTGGCAACATTGCAAATATGAAAGTTCAGCTAGGCGCTGAAGAAGTATCTGCAGATAGGCAGTGTAAGCACGGAGCAATGGTCTACAAGACTGGCGTTAACGCTTCCGGTAAAGCCTGGAAGGGTTGGATGTGCAACGCACCAAGAGGTGCGTCTGATAAGTGCGAACCTATCTGGGTTAAGTAACTTATGAGGGGGCCTTGGGAATTCGAGAACCCCCGTTGTGCTGAAGTAGGTGTTGAATTATTCTTTCCAGAAAAGAATGAAGACACTATAGAGATGAAGATGGCTAAACAATTGTGTCTATCCTGCACCCATAAAAACGAATGTCTTGAATGGGCTATTACCAACGAGATGCACGGCATTTGGGGTGGCAAGTCTGCGGTAGAACGCAAAAGAATTAGATCTATGAGAAGGAAAAAGAGTGCTTAGTTTAACCAGGGCTTGGAGTGGCGCAACCGTCAAAGCTGCTCCTCTTCCTGATGTTTGGAAAACACTTAGAGAAAAGCAAATTAGATTTAGACGCGGACAATTAACTATGGTTGCTGCCGCTCCTAACGCGGGTAAGTCTATGTTTGCTCTGGTCTATGCCATTAAAGCAGAAGTACCAACCTTATTCTTCTCAGCCGATACAGATGTTACAACGGTTATGATCCGTGCAGCATCTCATATCTCAGGTCACGCACAGATTACAGTTGAGTCTAATATCAATACGCTCAATACTTACTATGACGAATACTTCGAGAAGATGAAGCATATTCAGTGGGTATTTGATTCGTCACCATCACTTGACGATATTGAGTTAGAAGTCAAGGCATATCAAGAACTCTATGGTTTGCCACCACAGCTAATAGTTGTAGATAACTTAATGAATGTTGCTGCTGAAACAGACAACGAATGGGCCGGGCTTCGTGCAATTATGATGGAGTTGCACGACTTGGCTCGTAACACAGAAGCTTGTGTAATGGTATTGCACCACGTATCAGAAGCTTCAGAGTATGGCGATGGCACAGCGCCACCAGCTCGTAGAGCAATTCAAGGAAAGGTAAGTCAATTACCGGCACTTATTTTGACTCTTGGTTATGATCCATTGGGTAAACAATTAAAGGTTGCTGCAGTTAAAAACCGATTTGGTCCTAACTCTGCAGATGGAAAAGATTGGGTGCCACTAGATGCCAAGTATGTTGCTTGTCAGATAGATGATGTAAACTTAACTCACTACGTTCAGAAAACAAGTTGGGATCAAGGAAGGCTATATCAGTGAACACAAACCTAGTAATTTTGCCTACTAGAAGTAGACCAGATAATGCAGAGCGTTGCATCAACGCTTTAAAAGAACATAGCGTAATGTCAGATTTTGTTATTGCTATTGATGATGACCAATCAGATTTATACCCACGCTTAGATGGCGTTACCTATGAGGTGAACCCGAGACTTCGTATGAATGGCACACTGAACCTAGTTGCTAATAAGTATGCAGATAAGTATGAAACTATCTTCTTTCTAGGTGATGATCACTTAGTTCAGACACCTAATTGGGATGAGTATTTAACTAAGGCTATTAGACATAAAGGTTATGGTCTTGCCTATGGCAATGACCTATTACAGAAGCATCAGTTAGCTACAGCAGTAATGATGTCTACTAACATCATCAAGGCAGTAGGTTATATGGCACCACCTAAATTGGTGCATCTATATATGGATAACTACTGGATGATTCTTGGTCAACGTCTTGGTACCTTATGGTATTTCGATAACGTAATCATTGAACACCTACATCCTGTAGCCGGTAAGGTTGAATGGGATGAGCAGTATCGTGAAGCAAACTCTAACGAGGTAGCTAATGCAGATCGTATGGAGTTGCATCGCTATATGGAAGAGGACTTTGCAGGAGAACTAGAGAAGATTACAACAGCACTCGGACTATGAAACAAGTAATCTCTTATTCACTTTACGGCAAAGATATGCGCTTCTTAGTTGGCGCTATCAAAAACGCAGAGTTGGCACAGAGATTCTTTCCTGGTTTTACTTGTCGTTACTACTATGGCAAGAGCGTACCTAAGTGGGTGCTATCTACCTTGTTGGTATTTCCACACGTAGAGTTAATCAAAGTAGATGATGATGAGAATAGCATCTCTAGGACGTGGCGCTTTATGGCTATGGCTGATGAAGATATAGATGTGGTGCTATCTAGGGATGTGGATGCAAGGCTATCTATTCGTGAAGCTGAGGCACATCAAGAGTTTATGGATAGTGAATTTAATTTTCATATAATTAGAGATCATCCAACAGGTCACGGGTATCTAATTAGTGCCGGTATGTTTGCTATGAAAACCAAGAAGTATCGGGAACTGATGCGTAATATGCTAACGCAACACGAGTTTCGTGATGAGTATATGGCAGACCAGAACTTTATGACCTTTGCAATATATCCACACGTTGCTGCTGATTGTTTAATTCACGATCAGTATTACAACTATATGCCTACTCCACCTAGCGAGAAGCGATACATAAAGCGCAAACCTTTATCTACCTTATCGCACATAGGATGTGCAGTGGATGAGAATGATGTCTATATCTACCAAGCTGATAGAGATATGGCAATACAAGAGACAGGACACGTAACGTATATGTATGACTGGGGGAATAATGGACGTATTAATCACGGGCAGTGAAGGATTTGTTGGTAAATACTTTAGAGATAACTTTGATGGTCATAATGTAACCGGTATTGATATTAAGACAGGTACAGATTGCAGAGACTTCTTTAAGAAAGAAGATAAGCAATATGATCTTGTTATCCACTTAGCTGCTATCGTAGGTGGTAGAGAATCTATTGAGGGTAGACCTATGGCAGTCGCCGATAATCTATCTATCGATTCAGAGTTCTTTCAGTGGTGCTTAAAGACTAACCCAAAGAAGATTGTTTACTTCTCATCTAGTGCCGCGTATCCGACTTGGTTACAGGAACCTTTACTTAAAGGTAGAAATCTTAAAGAAAGCGATATAAGCTGGAATGGCGGACTTTATACGCCTGATATGACCTATGGTTGGAGCAAGTTAACAGGGGAGTTTTTGTCCCAATTTGTCCCAAATGTCCATATTTTTAGACCATTTTCTGGCTATGGATGGGACCAGGATTTGACTTATCCGTTCCCAATGTATGTCGAACGTGCGCTTGCAGAACAAAATCCATTTGAAGTATGGGGAACCGGAGAACAGACCAGAGACTTTATCCATATGAAAGATGTAGTCAATGCAGTTATGACTGCTGTTTACGAAGGCGTGACTGGTCCTATCAATTTAGGAACTGGTCGTGCTACTTCATTTATTGAATTAGCTCAGATGTGTATGAAAGAAGTTGGATACGAAGGTGAGATCGTAACTAGACCTGATAAGCCGGTTGGTTGTATGCACCGAGTGTCGGATAACTCTAAGCTCTTAGAATTTTATACACCTAAGATAACATTAGAAGAGGGAATAGCAGAGGCGGTTGATTTACTAGGATGAAGCACGAAACGGAATTGAATTATGTCAAGAATAAAATTAAAAAGTTGGAAGAAGATTTTGCTGGTTTTGCTTCTTTACTTATTGAGTCCGGCATTGTACAGGTGGAAGAACAAGCTGGTGAGTTACGTTACAAGGTTAACAAAGTGAAGTTAGATGAGCAGTCCGAAGTACAATAAGACTAAGGGTGCTACCTTTGAACTAGATATCATTAAGTGGTTTAGGAAGTTAGGCTTTAACGCAGAGCGTCTGCGCCTTGCAGGTAAAGATGATGAAGGTGATGTCGTAGTTATCGTTGCCGGTGAAACCTATCTATTTGAATGTAAAAACACAGCCAAGTTAGAACTTGATAATTTCTGGAAACAAATAGAAGTTGAAGCAGCTAATTATGCTAAGGCTAGGAATACCAAGACACCTTTCCACTACGTCTTATGGAAGCGTAAGCGTAAGGGGATCAATCAAACGTGGGTAATCTGCTCACTTGAACAATGGTTGGAGGAAAAGAAGTAATGGACAAAAGTGAAGA